GGCGGAAAGTAAGGCAGTCGCGCGCATGGTGACCGGTCACACTCCGTCACCATGGTCCGGGCCATCCGGGGAGTGCCGGGCACGCTGGCTGGCCCTCCGGGAGGGCTGAACAGCCGTACAGCGCGCTGACCTGCGGAAATGGGTCGCGGTTTTTGAAATGATCTTGGTCCGCGACGCCGCAGTCTTTTCATTTCTCTCCCCGCGCGAAACCGGACCCGATTTTTAGTTTGGTGGCAGAGAGTGATCGCTGAGCCTTTGCGTAGCCTGGCACGGCCGATCGGTGAGTTCCGGCTGCTGGACGGGAACCCGCGCCGCGGGGACGTGGCGTCGGTGAAGCGGTCGCTGCAAAGGTTCGGGCAGCGGAAGCCGATCGTGGTGCGCGCGGACGGGACGGTGGAGGCGGGGAACACGACGCTGAAGGCCGCGCTGGAGCTTGGCTGGGCTGAGATCGCGGCCGTGGCGTTCGATGATGACGAGGCGGTGGCGAAGGCGTTCGCGCTGGCGGATAACCGGACGTCGGAGCTGGGGGCGTTCGACTTGGCCGCGCTGGCCGCGATGGCCGTGGAGGTGCACGCGGCGGACCCGGGGCTGCTTGAGGCGGCGTCGTTCACCGAGGCAGACCTGAATGCGCTTATCGCTGGTCAAGAGGAGACACAGGTTGGCGGCAAAGAGCAGGACGCCGCCGACTCAGGATTCGCAGTCTTTCCCCGTGAGCAGGTAACGCAGGCAGCGTTTGATCATTTCCGCGTCGCTGGCTTCCCGTATCGTGCGCTGCCGCCGCACGAGTGCATGCAGGCGATCAACCGGCTCGCACAGACTTCCGATGACAGCCTCATGAACACGAAGGCCGGCTATCACGTCGCCGATACGTTCCACCCGCGGCGGTTCTCTGTTGAATGCACGAACGCCGGCGGTGGCCTGTTCAAGACTCCGATTGAGGCGTTCGAGTCAGACAATCTGCTGAGACGCGCGATCGGTCTCGCCATGGACAAGGGAGATCTAACCGGCACTCTGCTTGCCTCGGTGCTTTGGCTGGTATCTGGCACGCGAGTAGCGGCGAACTTCCGTCCGGGCTTCGCGCTCTCGATGTACCGGCGGTTCTGCCCGCCTGGCGGCACGGTGCTCGACACATCGATGGGCTTCGGTGGTCGGCTTGTTGGCTTCCTCGCTTCGGCAGGTCGGCTCTACATCGGCATAGACCCGCTGACACATGACGGCAACACGGCGATGGCCGAAGCGCTCGGCGTCAAAGACCGCGTGGAGATCCACGCACTGCCGGCGGAGGATGTCGAGCCTGAGTTGCTGGCGGATCGTTGCGACTTCGCGCTCACGTCGCCGCCGTACTTCGGCAAGGAGCGCTACGCGGCCGAATCGACGCAAAGCTGGAAGCGCTACCCAGACGGCGAGGGGTGGCGCGACGGCTTCCTCAAGCCGATGATGCGGCTGCAATTCGCCGCGCTGAAGGCCGACACAATCGCAGCGGTGAACATCGCCGACGTCACGATGAACAAGCAAGTGGTCCCGCTTGAGCGCTGGACGATCGAGGCCGGCAAGGCGGCAGGGTTTCACTACCTCGGCCGGGAGGGATTCCCCCTCGGCCACATGATGGGCCAAGGCGAATCACTGGACGAAGTCCGTTCAGAGCCTGTGTTCATGTTCCGCAAAGAGGCGCGGTGACTTCGCCTAAGCCCCCGGCGGGGCTGCTGAAGCCGTCCCGTGACCGGTGGTGCCAGTTCTGGGAGTCGCCGGCGGCGAAGGCCGTCCACCCTGAGTCGGACCTGCCGCGCCTGGTCCGGTGGATTCAGGCGACGGACGAGTACGACCGGGCGGTGAAGGTGGTGCGGTCGTCGCGGCTGGTGCGCGGGTCGATGGGGCAGCCGGTGCTGAACCCGCTGGTGGCGTACCTGATTTACCTGGAGGGCCTGATTTCGAAGGCGGAGGGCGAGTTCGGGATGACGCCGATGGCCCGGCACCGGCTGAACCTGGAACCCGACCCGGCAGAAGGGGCAGATGTCGTTGACCAGCTCCGCGCTCGCCGCGCCGCCCGCCGATCGGGGTGACCAGTTCCCCCGCATCTGCTCCGTCCCGCCGTGCCTGTCGTCGGCGGGCGCGGAGGCGGTGGAACTGGCGGCCAGCGTGGGCCTGGTGCTGGACCCGTGGCAGGCGTTCGTCCTCGACCAGTCCCTGGGTGAGCGCGCCGACGGGAAGTGGGCGGCGTTCGAGGTCGGGGTGATCGTGTCCCGGCAGAACGGCAAGGGCGCGATCCTGGAGGCCCGGGAGCTGGCCGGCCTGTTCCTGTTCGGCGAAGAGCTGATCCTGCATAGCGCCCACGAGTTCAAGACGGCCGCGGATGCTTTCCGCAGGATCGCGGCGCTTATCCAGGATAACCGGCACTTTTCGCGGCATATCGCCCGGATTCGCACCGCTAACGGCAGCGAGATGATCGAGCTGAAGTCGGGGCAGCGGCTCCGGTTCGTCGCCCGGTCGGCCGGGTCGGGGCGCGGGTTCAGCGCGGACATGGTGATCCTGGACGAGGCGTACAACCTGGGTGACAAGGAGATGGAGGCGCTGCTGCCGACCCTGTCGGCGCGGCCGAATCCGCAGGTGTGGTACGCGTCCACGGCCGGGAACCCGACGTCGGTGCAGTTGGGCCGCATCCGTGAGCGGGGCCTGACCGGGACGGACCCGTCGCTGGCGTTCTTCGAGTGGTCGGCGGAGGACGGCGACGACCACGACGCTCCTGCGACGTGGCGGAAGGCGAACCCGGGGCTGGGCATCCGCATCACCGAGGAGTACGTGCGCCGCGAGCGAGCGTCCCTGGGCGCGGAGGGGTTCGGCCGGGAGCGGCTGGGTGTGGGGATGTACCCGACGGATCTGGCGGATGCGTGGCAGGTGATCCCGCGGGATGACTGGGCGGCCCTGGCGGACCCGGGGTCGGCGGCGGGTGATCCGGTGGCGTTCGGCGCTGAGGTGACCCTGGTGGCGCCGCACAAGCAGATGGCGACCATCAGCGCGGCGGGGCGCCGGCCTGATGGGCGGGTGCATGTGGAGGTGGTGGATCACCGCCAGGACGTGGCGTGGGTGATCCCCCGGCTTGTGGAGCTGCGCAGGGCGCACCGGCCGTGCGCGGTGGTGGTGGACCCGTCGTCGCATGCGGGGGCGCTGATCGAGGGCCTGGAGAAGGCGGGCGTGGAGGTGGCGGCCCCGTTCAGCGCGCGGGATGCGGCGCAGGCGTTCGGCCAGTTCCGTGACGCGGTCGCCTCCCGCGGCCTGCGGCACCTGGGGCAGGAGTCCCTGGACCGGTCTTTGGCGGGTGCGACGACTAGGCCGTTGTCGGACGCCCTGGCGTGGGACCGGCGGAACCTGGTCGTTGATCTTGGCCCCGTCGTGTCCGCCAGCCTGGCGCTGTGGGGCTGGGGCAAGTTCGGGCGCGGGCGCCTGGCGCCATATGACCTGCTAAGGAGCGTTTCGTGACCACGACCACCCTGGACAAGATCCCGGTCGACGCGATCACCGCGCAGGCCAAGCAGGTGCGGTTCTGGCGCACCGTCCTCACCGTCATCGCCGCCGCCCTGTACGGCGCCGGCTGGGTGACGGCCCGCGTGTTCGCCGTGGCGTGGCTGGCCGCGTCGTGGTGCTGGGTGGCCGTCCGTGAGGGCTGGCGCGCGTCCCGCGGCCCGTCGAGGGCTGCCCGGCTGTCTGCGCAGGAGGCGCAGATCCACGACCTGCGCACCCAGCTCGGGCGGTTCGGCGGGTGACCCGTGGGCGTCCTTGACCGGGTGAACGCGGCGCTGGCGGAGTCCCGGTCGGCTGAGGCCCGGGCGATCGGCGGGGTGCCGTGGCGGCCATGGGACTCGCCGTACTGGCGGTTCGACATCGGCGGCCCGGTGCACCCGTCGAAAGCCGGGGACGCGGGGCAGGAGTCCGGGCTGCGCCTCGCCCCCCTGTACTCCGCGGTCAGGCTGATCGCGGAGGGCGTGGCGAAGCTGCCGGTGCACCA